TTCTTCTGGTAAAAACATCTCTCTCATCTTTTTACCCATGAAACCTCGTGCTGGAATCTGTTGTAAATTAGGATTTGACATTGAAAATCTTCCAGTAACCGTTCCTCCTTGGTCCGATCTAATTTGATTTATGTCAGCATGTATTCTGTCGTTGTGTACATAATCTAATAGACCATCTACAAAAGTATTTGCAGCTTTATCGTATTCTCTTGCTTTTGCAATCATACGTAAACATTTATTCTTATGTGTTTTTAAATAATCCTTTGGGAGCTGTGGCATTTTAGATTTAGGTGTAACTTTGTAGTCTTTTATACCCAGGTGATCTAATAGAATCTTAATAGAGGATGCTGCCCATATATCTATTTTCTTAGTTGTTCTTTTTCTGATTGCAGTTACGATTTGATCTCTTCGTTTCTTGAGGTGGTCGCCAAACTTTTTAGCTTTTTGGACATTTATTCTAACTCCTTTAAATTTCATGTCAACTAAACAAGGAAATAATTTTGTTTCTAATTCAAATATTTTTCTACAAGTCTTTTGCTCTCCATTTTCTTTAGTGTATAATACTTCGTCCAATTTTTTATTAAATAACTTCCATAATTTAAAAGTTAAATCTACGTCTTGTTTTGCATAGTCTTTTACAATAGACGAAGGTAGTTTATGCATATTAGACATAGGGTCTTTCACCATACCCCCAGACCATTCTAAAGTTTTTTGTTGTAGATTGTATTTATATTTTGAGTCATTAATATAATCTTTACTTAAAGCATCTAAAGAATATCTAAATCTATTTTCATCAATAACGGATGCAGCTATCATAGTATCTACAATCCTACCTTTTATCATGGAGCCTGTAACGGCTCTAATCCAGCAAACATCATACATCGCATTATGAAATACTTTTGTAATTTTTTCATTCTGAAATATTTTCTCGTTTAAAACCTTCCATATTTTTAGTTTTTTACCCATGGTAAGTTCTGTATCTGCGTGATGTAATGGGAAGTAACAGGTATCTTTGCCTGTGGCAATAGCAATACCACAGATAAAACCATCGTTTCTAATGGCGCCTAACCCTTTTGTTTTTAAATTTGGATCGTATGTTTCTATATCGATAGCAACGGTATTAATACCTTTTAAATCTAAATCTTCTGGAGTATTACACATTACTTAAGTATTCCCCACGAATTCTTTTTTTCTTCTTTCACTTCATTAGGATAGTCTCTATCAATTGCCATGTCAATATAATGTTTTGCTTTTAACAAATCTTCTTTTTGATTTTTTTGTTTATGGCGACATAAATATTTTATTGCGTTTCCTTCAGCAAAAGGAATATTATTTTTGTTAATAAATTCTGATGGCTGAATCACCATAGATTTATAGTGAGTTCCGCCTACCTGTTTTTTATATATGCCACTCATCGTCTACCTCCTAATATATATTTTCCTTGTGATGCAATTGTCCAGCAGTCTATTCTCCCTCTGCTATAAGCTACATACTTTAATCTTAACTGTGTAAAATATTTTTCTAATCTTGTTGCTGTTAAATCTACAATTATATTATCAAATGTAAGGCCCTTTACTGTGTGAATATTTGCATATTTAACTCTAATATCGCCTTCTAGATCAAAACCCCTTTGCAATATTTTTTTTATATATTTAATTCTGTCTTCTTCTGTTTTAGTTCTTATTAATGCAAAGTCTTTATGGTTAATAGAATCTGGTTTTAAATATTTTTTATTTATTAAATCATCTATTGAATAGTCCTTCTTAATCCAGTCTTCAAAAGTAGCTTCTCCTTTACCGTGAACAATTACTTTACTGCCTATATAATCCCAAAAATCTTTTACCTGTTTCAAAGGCATAGGCGTACCTTTTATAAAGTCAGGCCATAGTTTGTGACATCTTATTTCTTTTTTTGGCACGTGGGCCGTGTTCCCTACATGTGCGAACTCTATACCATGCTGCTTGAAAAATTTCTTTACCCAGGAATCAGAAGGAGTTCCTCTATATGTAAATAAAAAAGTCTCATCGGTATTTTTAATCTTATTTAATAATGTTTGCATAGCGCTACAATTAGTTTGTAAGCTAGGTAAATAATAATGGTTACCAATTATATCTTCCACAGGTTTCCATATTCTTTGATAACCATAATGGTCCCAAATAGGTTTTATAATTTGTTTACATAATTCATTTATCGTTTTACCACATCTAAGACCTTGGTCTAATTCTTCCGCATCTTTTGATAATCTATGATAATAATCTGCATCAGATCCTGCAAATTCAAATATAGTTTGGTCTGCATCTCCAACAAAATAATATTCTTTTACCTTAGTTGCCATTTTATCAAGAGCTTTTCTTTGTGGAACATTACTATCCTGTGCTTCATCAACGATTAGTGCATCTATGTCAGGTTCAATTGCTTTATCAATAAAGTCCTGTATCATATCAGCATAATCACACACATGGTTTTCTTCTTTATAATCGTCATATATTTTTTTCATTTGCGCTATTATATTTAAACTATAAGGTTTATAAGATGCTTTATCACACTCTCTCCAGTGTTCTGTTAAGGTCTTTCCTCTACCATGTGCATCAGCTAAATATCTATAAAATTTATGTCTATCGCTATTGAACTCTGATTCATTAACTCTTTGAAGTTTAAACATAGAGTCTTGTCTTGATAAATTAATATGATCTGCATAACTAAATACTTCTTTCCTACCAACCAATTTATTTTTACAAAAACTATGTATGGTACATATTTTATATCTTAAAGATTTCTTCGTAAGACCTTTTTCTTTTACCTCTGGTAATTTTAATATTGCATCTCTAATTTCTTCTGCTGCAACATTGGTGTGAGATAAAACTATAATTCTATCATGAGTAAAATTTTTTAATAAATCCAAGTATTTACCTGTTAAAAACCTTGTGGTTTTACCTGTTCCTGGAGGTCCTGATATAAATTTAGGTTGTCTCACCTGGCAACTCCTCATATTCTCCATCAACGATTAAATCATCTTTATCAACTTCTTGATCAAGTATTTTCCAAGACACACAAGACTTACTTCCAAATTTACCGTGATTCTTTTTTGCTTTTAATACTTTTTGAACTTTAATAACTAAATCAACCCTAGGTAAATTTACTTTTTGTTTATGTAAATAATCTTCAAACTTATCTAAATTAAATTCTAAAGTACTTTTTTCTTGACTAAAGTAGGGCATACCGAAGTAAGCCAATTCTTTTTTATTAGTGTATACTTTTTCTTCTGTAATATAATTTTTAAAATGTTTTACAAATCTTAAATCTTCTTCTGCATCTTCAACATAGTCTTTAGATTTTTCTCTAGCCTCATATTTCCTTCTCATTATCTCTTCAAAATCTGTAGGTTTCATTTCTGGAATCCAAACAGATGCTTTACTAATCACAGCATCATAAAATAATTTTTTATTTCTAAGTGTTGGGCCATCAACTGTAATTGTTTTTTCAACTGGTTGACCTTGCACTACAGCATTTACTTTTACAAAATATCTATCACTTCCATATTCTGTAATTTCTCCAATAGATTCTTTTGCTTCCTCTGTTGTTGCTTCTTTTATACCTATCCAATTAAACAGAGTTGATACTGTTTTTGTAGAACAGCCTATAATCTCAGCAAGTTTAGGCATACCGAATTTTCTTTTTGCTTTTTTACTACTTGTTCCTTTTGTTCTTCTCTTATCTGCTTCATCATCGTTTGCAGCTGTTGCAATATCATGGACAAAATCATCTATTTCTTTTTCAGTCCATTCTGTATGTTTTATTAATGCTCCTGCAATTGCAGTACAGTATGCATCTCTTTGTCCAGAACTTGCATATGTAATACATAGAGCTGTTGCCAATGCAATCTTACCTACATCGTTAGTAAGGTTACCAGGATATTCATTTATATCTTGATATCTTTCCCATTTTACAGTTTCGTTTGCTTTACTATGTTTTGATTCTGGTACTATTGTATAATGTTTTGACTCATGTCTTATTTCACAAAGAGTTAAACCATGAGGAAAACCTTCACAATATTTTTGTAATTCATTTGGTAAAACAAATTGTTTAAATGGTGCTTTACCTTTCCACCAATAGTGGCTACTAGGATTGCCTCTTCTACCAGAGACAGCGTCACAAGATTTTATGTGACTTGTTATAAATCTTTTTACTAAATCATTATCTACATCAAGATCTATATCTTGATCTAGTCTTAGTGCTATTTCGCAGTGTGTGTAATTTGTTCTCCATTCTTCTTTCGTGATCTTAAAATTTGGGTTGGACCAATCACTGACAACTGGTTTACCCTTGAGACAGGGTATAATAACCCTTCCCAGATTTAACCAATCTTCATAATTAACTGGAGCTTTATTTATCTTATCATTCATAAATTAAAAAGTGGGCGTATCCACTCTCGCTTAGACGCCCACTACCTAGGATTTTATAAATTCAAAGATTTTTTAGTCTGCTCTTGAACTTCAGGTTTAGCTTGAACATCGCCTTTATTTACAGATTCAGCAAAAGATTTTGACATATCATAAATTGACTTGTCTTCTACTGGACCAGCTTTAGCTACATCCCATCCAAACCATGTTCCTTTGTCATTAGACATCTGAACAGTAGATAGATTATAAATGTGGCTATATGTTGGCGGAGTAAATAAACCATTTTTACCCTGTAGTTTAATACCCATCATCATTGAGTTCCATTTTCTACTAACTTTTAATTGAGTAGATTTCATAGAGATTAATGCAGTTTCTGGATTTTTACCAACTACAAGTACGAAGTGATTGGCAGTATTTTCAAGATAGTTACCATTTGGTAATCTATCTTTGTAAGATTTATCTCTAGTCGTTTGACTAACGATATCACTATCCGCATCGTGAATAGCTACAGGTGCACCACTGCTGGCACCTCTGTCTTGCCATTCAATATACTGTCTTTTGTAATGACATGGTACAACAGAAATTTTGTCATACAATTCATTAGTAACAGTATTTATTATCTTGCCAGGTTCTGCCCCCTCGACATATTTTCCATGAGTTTTATTTACCTCTGGAGATAATTGGCCCAAAATTTTTAAGAAAGGCAACGCAAGATCTTCTTGCGATATATTTTGAGCGCCTTGTTGTGCATCAGCTTCCATATCAAATGTTGCTAATGCTCCTTCTTTTTTTGTTGCTACTTGGTTCATGTTTATTGTTTCCTTTTTATTGTAGTCTTATTTCCAACAAATATGTTGAAAAGTTCCGTTGGCATGTCTTTACCTGCCTCAGTACGCTCACGGACTAACGCTTT